ACGGTACACTAAATGAAAAGCTGATGCCTGCCATCACTGGTACTGACAACAGAAAAAAGAATGATACCGTCCAGACTTACTATGATACTGAACGCCAAGAATTCAGATGCTTCAAAAAAGCTAATCTGATGTCAATCGCATAAAAGATATGGATATGAATGCTTACACGATTAACCAGCAGTTGGATAGCCTTTATAAAGATTTAGAGGCTGCCCATAACAATGATGAAGAGGCTGTCTGCCTGATGTTCAATGCTGATAGCAAAAAAGAAGCTATCCAGTTGATAACGGATGAGATAGACAGTTTGGAAGATGCCTTAAAAGGTTTTGAAACTTGTGAAGATGATGGCATGGACTACGATGCTCTATGCCGGGTACAAGGTATCAGCCGATACGCATAATACACGATTATGCAACGCACGACAGCCCTACAGACGGATTGAACGGCAACCGATAGCGAGAATCGGGTAGGGTACTATTGACTAGTTCTTTGAAATTCTGTAAAAGCAATTACGGTGTAATTCATAAGCCGTTTTTGCCAACCAAAGATAACAAACGCACATAAGCAAGTTGGAGCTTGTGAGCTGTGCAATGTTTAACAATTAATAGAAAACACCGCAAAGAATCGTCTTTGAGCAGTGGGCATACGGGTTAGGCGTCCGTACTGTTTTCGACAATATAGCCTGTACTGAACTGAAATAAGGTTCTGCTATTCGATTAGGGTACAGGTACTTATTTAAATTTATACGATTATGAAAACAATCCAATTCATTTTATCCATATTGGTTAGTATATGCGCTGCCGGTATGCTTTACGGGGCTATCACTACTTACAGTCCTATGAAAATATTCTCTGTCACTATAATGGGTGTTATATGTGCCGGATGTGCTTTTCTAATAAGAATCTCTTATAAAGAGTTGAAATAAATGACAAATTGTAATACCGCTAAAAGGTAGACCTCAAATCCGGCACAAGGCGCATGGGTATGAGTGCACAATAACCTTGTAAACCAGCCGGGCGGTAATTTATGAAGTAGCATTGTTGGAATGCGTGTAAGCAATTAATTGTTGGTATTAACTCATATTCTGATTTCTATATTCATCTGGCTTACAAGAAGTAGGTTCGACTCCTACCTTTTTAACGATGTTTTAAACTTATACGATTATGACAGTGGAAGAATTAAGAGGCATGACGCATGAAGATTTAGTAAGGCGTGTGCAAGAACTGGAAGAGGCTAACGAAAAATTAGCTGAAGAGAAAAAAACATGGTATAAATCTTGGAGTGATTTGCAACAGAAGTTTGATCATTTCAAGAATGCGGTTAAAAGCATTGTTCTGATAATAGATTAGATATTCGTGTTTTATTTTGATGTTTGTACTGGGTGTGCCGTCCGTGAGGATAGTGCACCTTTTTTAATCGGATGGTTAGCTTATCGGTTAGAGCTTCGTGCTGTGCAACCAATTGGCACGATTGAGAGGGGTTCGATTCCCTTACCATCCACGAATCATTAATTAAATTTTATTCTTATGGCAAAAGAACTGAAAGAAAGAACAGAAATCAAGAAAAAGCTGAAAAAGAAGAATGACAGAATCAGCTTTGACTTTAGCGACAAGCTTGCCGGACAGCTTCGCAGGTGTACCGCTGATCTTAACAGGTTGGCAAGGATTGACCGGATAATAGACAAGGAGCAAACGTTGTATTCGGTGGACACTAACAGGGAAGCCGGATATATTGAGGTTATCCGCAATTATTAATCAGCCGACTTACACGATTATGAGGAGAGTTTTTAATGAACTTACACCTGAATGCGAGATTACGGCACGAATGTATGCACAAGGGTATGAGAAGAAGGAGATAGCCGATTTGAAATGCAGGGCTGTGAGCACAATAAACAACCAGTTGCAGAAGGCTTTCGAGATTCTTCATGTAAGAAATGGAAGAGAACTGGCGACCATGCTATATGAGCGTTTGGCTGGCATGAAATTCACTATGGATTTCCCACCAATAGCCCGTTCTGTTATCGCCTGTTGTTTATTATGTGTGTTTTCAATTACGTTTTATCAGGATTTCCATTCGGATATGCGTAGGGCAAGACGGATTAGAGAAGAGAAAATAGAATTTCTGAAAGATATGATATGAAAAGAGGAAAGGTTGAATCCGTACAGAAACTTTGGCTTAATAAGGATGAAGCGATGGCTTATTTGTGGTGTAGCGTTGATTACCTTGATAAACTTAGGAATAACGCCCAGGTTTCATTTGCCAAAGATGGAAAAATGATTTGGTACAATTTGGAGTCGATCAATAGATTTTTGAATAGAATGAAAGTAATATAAACCCTTTAAATTTTACGATTATGAGTCTTATTAAAAAATCAAATGAATTAGTAATTCCTACCACTGTAAAGATGATGATTTACGGTCAGGCTGGTATGGGAAAATCAACAGTGGCATTGAGCGCACCGAAACCGTTATTATTGGACTTTGATAACGGAGTCAAACGTATGAATATGGCGCATTTGGAAAACATAGATACCGTACAGGTCACTTCATGGAATGATGTCCAGCAGGTCTTGCAAGAGGACTTATCCGCTTATCAGACTATTGTAGTAGATACCATTGGCAAGATGATGGATTTCATCATTACTTATAAATGTGGCAGCCGGCAACCGTCCATCAGGGATTGGAGCGGTATCAATGCAGAGTTTTCATGGATGACACGAACACTTTCGGGGCTTAACAAGCATATTATTTTCGTTGCCCATCGTGACACAAGAAAAGAAGGTGATGATACGGTATTCATTCCTGCTTTACGTGAGAAATCCTACAATTCCATCGTTACTGAACTGGATTTGCTCGGTTATCTTGAAATGAAAAGCGAAAGAGGGGTACAAAGACGTACCATTACTTTCGACCCGACTTCAAGAAATGATGGTAAGAATACCTGCAACCTTCCTTCAGTAATGGAGGTTCCTACCATCCTAGACAAAAACGGTAATCCAACCGCCAAGAACGACTTTATCACTACCAAGATAATCAATTCGTATTTGGGTATGCTTGCAGCGAAGAAAGCGGCACAAGAAAAGTATGATAAGGTGATAGAGGAAATCAAAGAAAGTATCGAATTTATAACTGATGCCAAGTCCGCTAATGAGTTCGCTGCCCAGATTAATGAGTTTGAACATGTTGGTAGTTCTTTGATGATGGCGAGAAGTTTGTTTGCTGCAAAGGTAAAGGCTTTGGGACTGATATTCAATAAGGAAACTAAAATATACTCAGATGCAGCCTAATGAGATTTGGAAAGACATTCAAGGTTATGAAGGACTCTATCAAGTAAGTACCCTTGGTAGAGTTCGCTCTTTAGATAGGCTTATTAAAAGCAGGTATGGTAATTTTAGAAAGATAACAGGAAAGATAATTAAGCCTAATAAAATATGGAGTGGATATTTACGAATATCACTATGGAAACAACAACAAGTTGAATATAAATCTCTTCATAGACTTGTTGCCGAAACGTTTATTCCTAATCCGCAAAATTTACCATGTGTAAATCATAAAGATGAGGTTAAAAGCAATAACTCTGTTTCTAACTTAGAATGGTGCACATGGAGATACAATGCTAATTACGGAACAAGAAACGAACGGTTTAGCAAAAAGAAAATAAATCACCCGAAGATGTCAAAAGCCGTTGTTCAGTGTCGAGAGGATGGTACGTTAATAAGTACATTTGAAAGTGCTAAAGAGGCTGAAAGACAAACGGGTATTAACAATGCTAATATTATCAGTTGCTGTATAGGTAGAAGAAGCTTCCTTACAGCAGGTGGTTACAAATGGAGGTATAAGAATGAGTAAAATATCTTACAAAATATACTCAACGTTGCTGGATTCTTATCAAAATTATATAGATAGTGATAAGATATATCAAAAATATTACGCTTTTTCTGATAATCCCCCATGCGATGAGGATGAGTTTAGGGAAAAACAATTCCAATCTCTTATTGATAGGATAAATAGAGTACCTTTCGATAGTGAAGCTGCTGATAGAGGAACGTGTTTTGGGGAAATAATTGATTGTATGATTGAGAACCGTAAATCTTCTATAATGGAAATTAGCAAGGCATATCACGATGACGGAAAACTTTACGGGATAAAAGCTGTTTACAACAATCGCACTTTCACTTTTCACATTGACCTTTGCCGCGAGTTTGCCAACTACTACAAAGGAGCATTAACCCAACAAAGAGTAGAAGCCACCTTGCCTACTGCATACGGTAGTGTATTGGTTTATGGTTTGATTGACGAACTGATGCCTACCAGTGTTCACGACATCAAAACAACCGGAAGCTATACCGTAGGGAAGTTCAAAGACCACCATCAACACCTTGTTTATCCTTATGCTTTGATGCAGAACGGTTCGGATGTACGGACATTTGAGTATAACATTGTAGAGTTCAACAAAGGCGGTTATGTGGTAGATACCTATACAGAAACATACGTTTTCAATCCGGAGCGTGATATACCCATTCTCACTAACCATTGTGAGGAATTTATCCGATTCTTGGAGGAAAACAGAGAACTTATAACCGATACCAAAATTATATCAAATAATGAGTAGTGAAATTTGGAAGCCTATTAAAGATTATGAAGGTCTTTATGAGGTATCATCTTTAGGCAGAATAAAATCTATGCCTAAAAAATTTATAAGAAACGGAGCTGTAACACATTTTGAAGAAAAGATATTAACGCCTTCTGATAGTCATGGGTATCGTTCTGTTGTTCTAACAAAGAATGGCATTCATAAAACGCATAGCGTTCACAGATTGGTGGCTTTAGCTTTCATTCAAAATCCAAATAACTATACTCAAATAAATCATAAAGACGAAAATAAATCCAATAACAGAGTTGAAAATCTTGAATGGTGTACACATTCATACAATATGAATTATGGAACGCTCCAAGAGCGTAAGGGGAAAGCTAATGGTGTGCTAGTCTATCAATATACCAAATCTGGTGACTTCGTTAAGAAATATCCTTCGTTGAAATCAGCAGCGGTAAGTAACGGATTCCAAAGTTCACCTATTCAAAATTGTTGCTGTGGAAGAAGTAAGACTTCGTATGGATTTATATGGAAATATTAATTAAAAGATTTTTGGAGGAGAAAATTAATGGCAAATCAGATAACCGGACGGATAATCGAAATTGGACAAACTGTTCAAATACCATCCAAAAACGGTGGTTCCTCATTTACAAAACGGGAGTTTATTTTAGATGCTACCACTTACGACCCTTATACGGGAGAGCGTAGCGAGTATGAGAACATTATTCCCTTAGAGTTTTCGGGTGACAAGTGTACAGAACTTGACCGCTTTAATCAGGGTGATGTTGTTACTGTATCATTTGTCTTACAAGGGCGTTCTTGGACGAATCAAGACGGAGAATTTAAACGTATGGTATCCATTCGATGCTATAAAATAGAAGCGCGTGGCGGTGTATCTCAATCCCAACAGACAACATCGATACAACAGCCAGCGCCACAACCGACTTATCAGCAACAGCCGCAGAACTTTCCGCCTCCGGTTGATGCTAATGGCAATGTAAAGGATGATTTGCCTTTTTAGCGTATGCTGTTCGACTTGAAGAATGAATATCAAATACCCAAGTTCAAGGAGTATGTAAACAAGCTGTTTAGTGAACGTGCGGTGGTGGAAGTGAAAAAGAAACTACCTAACCGCACGCTTGCCCAAAACAGCTACTTGCATCTTCTTTTAGGGTATTTCGGTAGTGAGTACGGTTGCAGTCTCGACGAAGCAAAAATTGATTTTTATAAGAGGACTTGCAACCGTGATTTGTTTGAACGTAAGACGGTCAACAAGAAAGGCAATGAAGTAACCTATCTGAGAAGCTCTGCCGAACTGACAACGGGGGAAATGACCCTGAGCATTGACCGTTTCCGTAATTGGAGCGCATCGGTGGCTGGTATCTATCTGCCGGCTGCAAATGAACATCAAATGCTGATATATGCCCAGCAGGAAATACAAAGAAATCAAGAATTTATTTAGTTATGATAGAAACAAGAAAAACAGAAATCAGGTATGTGACATCTGATCCGAAAAAGATGCTCAACATGTACCTTGCAAAACGTGTCCTCAAAACATGGGAGGAATCTTTCATTGATGAAGATACAGGTGAAACAGTAACCATCGAACGGAATGAAATTCTTTTTGACCGTGGCACGCTGATAGACCAAGACACTTTGGCGAAAATTCGTTTCAGTATGGAAGCTGACGGCATTAAGGAAGTGGAAGTCAGCAACCAGAACCGCTTGGCATTCGAGAACGAGAACAGTGTTTTATATCCGTACATCGCTCAAGCGCAAATAGGTGACAAGAAACATAAGTTCCTGCTGTATGCCACCGGATTGGAGAATACTTGTAGTATCTTGAAAGATTACATCGAACTAAACTATATGTTCGGATTCACCTTGACAATGGTCAAGGAGTTCGATTCTTGCGTGATTCTTACTGACAACTTGAAAGAACGTAAGGTTGACGATGCTTCGCTTGCCTATCTCAAAAATGAAATCACTATGGCAGAATACGTTGACAAAATGGACGATGAGACGGAAGATAGTGACGAAGAATCTAAACCGAATGAAAAGAAATTCTACCAGATTGAGACGAAAATCACATTCACGGATGGGGAGAATGAAGACGAGAGAGTTCAGACTTTTGTCGTGAACACCTTCAACGTTGACAGAGCGATGATGCTTATTACCCACTATCTCAAAAACAAAGAGGAAGAATGTGAGAAACAAGCCAAAGAAAAGGGACATGAGTTCAGAAAGAGGGAAATCCATACAGCCATTGAATCTGCTAAACCTATCCCGGTCGGGCGGTTTATTCCGAAAGAGTTTTCAATGGCTTATATGGAATAACTTTGTTAACCTGCCTGTCCGGTCTGTGAAGATGGGGCGGGCGAAAATGGGGGTGCGCAGTGGAGTGCTTTTGACTTTCGAGAGGTGCACATGGTAGAAAGTACGGTACGTGAGATATAAGGAGTAATTAACCTTAGAAGTAGCGCAAAAGGATAAGTCCTTAATTGGGTGTTCGAATCGCCCCATCTCCACATAAATGTGAGCCACACATAAATGGCAAGGGTTAGTAAAGAATGGTTGTGCCCCGGAGAATACGCTTCGGGGCTTTTAATTGGAAAACTATGAATGAAATATTAACTGGTAAGATTTGTCCCTATTGTGGCAAGCCTACCGAATACGTGGATAGTTCTGTAATCTACGGATACTCCTACGGCATGATTTACCTCTGCCGTGATTGCAGGGCTTATGTAGGCGTTCATAAGGGTACAGACCTGGCATTAGGGCGTTTGGCAAATGCGGAATTGAGGGAAGCCAAGAAAGAAGCCCATTTCTATTTCGACCAGATAGCCAAAACCAATCTTATCAATAAGATTTGGAAGAAACATATCCCGAATACATCAAACAGAAACAAGGCTTATCTGTGGCTTTCTAACCAACTGAATATACCACGTGAAGTTTGCCACATAGGGATGTTTGATGTGGAGGATTGTAAAAGAGTTGTTGAATTGTGTAAACCAATAGTAGAATGCCGTACTATATAAAACGAAAGGCTAAGAAGAAAGACAAGCCTTTACCTCTGTTTGATAAAGCGGGGGTAACAATAAAGAAGAAGCCGGATTTAAAAGCTAAACTCGACAAGGAGTTTTCCCTTTTCATCCGGCTTCGTGATTGTATGCCTAACGGTTGTTTTCGCTGTATCTCTTGTGGGCAGATAAAGCCGTTTGCGCAAGCCGATTGCGGTCACTATTTCAGCCGCACGCATCTGGCTACCCGCTTTGACGAAGATAACTGCCATGCGGAATGCCGACACTGCAACAGATTCAAAGCCGACCATTTGGAAGGCTATCGGGTAAATCTAATTGCTAAAATCGGACAACGGAAGTTTGATTTATTAAAATGGAAAATAAAAGATTCGAAGGATAATCCTCAAAATTATAAGAAATCAGATTTTGATTATGAACAGCTAATCAAGTATTACAAGGCACTTAGTAAGAAGTTACGAAAGGAGAAAGGATTATGAGAACAATTAAATTCAGAGGGAAAAGTACCAACAATGGCAAATGGGTATATGCCGAACTGCACGGGCTTGGCATGGATTTGTTTAATGAGTGCGTAAACGAAGATACTATCGGGCAGTTCACGGGATTACGAGATAAGAACGGACAAGAGATTTATGAGGGGGATATTGTACAACTTGACTATATTACAACGCTTGGAAAACATCGCATAGGACTTTCATTTGAGGTCAAATGGTGTACCCAAGAGGGATGCTGGGTTGGATGGGATGGCTTTGTAGAAAATACTCTTCAACAGACACACAAAATGTTTGTAGTTAAAGGTAATATCTACGATAACCCCGAACTACTGAAAGGAGATATAAAATGACATACAAGCTACGTGATTACCAACAAAAAGCCTCTGATGCAGCCGTTTCCTTCTTCAATAACAAGGCAAAGAAAACAAACGCTATCATGGTTTTGCCTACGGGTAGCGGAAAGTCGCTTATCATAGCGGATATAGCCGCAAGGCTTGACGGGCATACTTTAGTGTTCCAGCCCTCAAAGGAAATACTCGAGCAAAACTTCAAGAAGCTCTGCTCATACGGCATTCTTGATTGCAGCATCTATTCGGCTTCCTTTAATTCAAAGGAGATAAGCCGAATAACATTCGCCACCATCGGCAGTGTGAAGAATCACCCCGAACTCTTTACCCACTTCAAAAACATCATCGTTGATGAATGCCATTTGGTAAACCCCAAAGAGGGAATGTATAAGGATTTCTTTGAAGCTGTAAAGTGCAAAGTCTTAGGACTGACAGCGACACCATACCGTCTAAGCTCCAGCCGTGACTTCGGCTCTATGTTGAAGTTTATTACACGGACGAAGCCTCATGTATTTTCAGAGGTCATTTATCATGTACAGGTATCTACTCTTTTGGATATGGGTTATTTGGCGAAGCTAAACTATTATCCGATGGATAAAGAACTTAAAAAATATAATGGCAACGAGTTTAAGAAGTGTAACCTAAAAAGGAATAGTACTGGTGCCGACTACACAGATAGGTCAGTTCAAAAGGAATATGAACGGATAGACTTCTACGGCTATCTCGTCCATATCGTCCAAAGGCTGATGAACCCCAAAGCCGGAGGAAAACGGAAAGGCATTTTGGTATTTACCCGCTTCTTGAAAGAAGCGGAACGGCTTACATGGTCTATACCCGGAACCGCAATTGTTTCGGGTGATACTCCTAAGAAAGAACGCGAACATATTCTTGAAGCGTTCAAAGCTGGTGAAATATCTGTTGTTGCCAATGTAGGTGTACTTACCACAGGCTTTGACTATCCGGAACTCGATACGGTCGTTATGGCACGTCCTACAATGTCACTTGCCATGTGGTATCAGATAGTCGGTCGTGCCATCCGCCCGCATCCTTCTAAAGAATGTGGATGGATTGTGGATTTATGCGGTAACATCAAACGTTTCGGAGAGGTGTCGGATTTACGATTGTTTGATAGCGGTAATGGTAAGTGGGCTGTATTTTCTAACGGAAGGCAATTAACTAACGTGAGATTCTAAGACTATGGACGAAGGATTTTTGAGGCTAAGCCGCAGGTTTTTCTCGAATGAAATGTGGAATGAAGCCCGTACTTTTAGCAGTTGCGAAGCGTGGTTAGACTTAATTCAGTCTGCACGATTTGAGGCAACGCCCCGAAAGGAGAGTATCGGAGGTCGAGAAATCTCTTATTCAAGAGGTCAATATCCTGCATCCATAAGATTTCTGTCACAGCGTTGGAAATGGTCTGAAAAGAAAGTGCGTTCCTTTCTTGTGCATCTTAGAAAGAAAGGTATGATAACTGTTGAGTGCAATCAAGGAATGAACCTTATAACCTTATGTAAATATGAAGAATATAATCCAATGGGCACAACCAAGGACACAAGTAAGGGCACAGGTATTGAAAAGGAAATCAATGAATTAAGACAGGAATGGGCACAACTAAGGGCACAACTTGGGGCACAGTCCATGAACAACAATCTACCGCAATCCGAACTTTTACAAAAATCAGGGCACACAGAGGGCACAAATATAAAGAAAGAAGAAAGAGAGTATATAGATATATCTCTACATCAAAAGAAAGAAAATACTCCTGACGGAGTATCAAAGAAAGACAAGCTTTCTTCGCCCTCCCCCTCTGAAAAGATTGATTACAGCGGATTGATGGAATACTATAATACCACATTCAAAGACAGACTCCAGCAGATAAGATCAATGACTGATGTGAGAAAAAAGGCTGTAAAAGCCCGGATAGCCCAATATGGGAAAGAGTCAGTGAGGAGTGTTTTCAATCTCATTCTTCAATCCCCGTTCCTACTTGGAGCTAATGACCGCAATTGGAAATGCAACTTTGATTGGATTTTCAAACAAGCAAACTTTACTAAAATATTGGAAGGAAACTATAATGGGACAAGACTTAGTAAAAATCAACAGGATAGCGAGCTGCGAAAACGTGATTCAGTTCTTGCAGTCGCTACAACCGTTAGAGAAGCTGCCGCAAAAAAGAGAAAGGAACTTGAAGCAGAGGGCGTTATTGAATAAATATCCCGATCCTGCACAATTCATTCTTGATTACAACCCTGATTTGCAGTTCAAACTTGTCAGATGTAATGCAACCCATTCAGAACTGGCGTTGAATGACAGCATTCCGAGTTTAGGGCTATTGTCTTCTACTTATGGGGATGAAACACCGATAGAATGGCTAAAGATACAATTTGGCTCATTGAATGACTTTGCAGAAGTTTCAACCAAGATAGCGAAAGAGCAACTTTCTGAACTATCGGAGATATTCCTTTCGGAGTATTATTATATAAATGCCGCTGAAATCTGTTTTTTCATAGCACGGTTTAAGTCAGGGAAGTATGGGCGGTTCTACGGTTCAATAGATCCATTGAAAATAACAAGTGCGATGCTGGACTACGTTTCTGAACGTCGGAAAGATATTGAACGGAAAGAGCGTGAACGATACAGAAACCAACGTGAAAAAGAGATAGAGGAGCGTGGAAATAACAGAATCTCTTATGCTGAGTACATTGAAATCAAGCACCGTGCTGATGCAGGAGATGAGGAAGCTAGAAAAATGCTGATGTCACCATGAGAATAACCGTTTACTGGGTAACAAGAAATCCGGATGTTATCGTAAGAATCCGGAAAAAGTTCAATATCCCAAGTTATACTTCCGTGAACTACGAAACAGAATGTGAAATCAAGGATGAAGACTTTTCACTGTTAGAAGAAACAGAACGAAGGGGATTTATTCAAATTAGAAATAAGAATACACGATTATGAAATCATTAAAAGAAATACTAAGGAGTTTAGAAGGTCTGTCCGATATCGAATTGTTCGTGATAGACCTTTTTTGTGGTGCCGGCGGTTTGTCCGAAGGTGTGGAAGAAGCACGATTGGATGGAAATAGATGTGCAAAGGTTGTTTGTTGTGTGAACCATGACAAGAATGCCATCCTTTCACATGATGCCAATATCCCTGATGCACTTCACTTTATTGAGGATATCCGTACACTGGAACTTTCCCCGATAAGCACTATTGTAGAACGTATCCGTCAGCTATACCCTGATGCCATGATAATGCTTCATGCCTCTTTGGAGTGTACCAACTTCTCGAAAGCCAAAGGCGGTCAGCCACGTGATGCTGATAGCCGGACACTGGCTGAACATCTCTTCCGCTACATTGATGTGATAGATCCTGATTATATTCAGATTGAGAATGTGGAGGAGTTTATGAGCTGGGGAGATATGGACGAAAAAGGGAAGCCTATCAGCATGGACAAAGGCAGGCTTTATCAGAAGTGGGTGCGCAATGTCAAGAAGTACGGTTACAACTTTGAGCACCGCATCCTGAACGCTGCCGACTTCGGTGCCTACACCACAAGGAAACGCTTCTTCGGCATCTTTGCTAAAAAGAGCTTGCCGATAGTATTCCCTGAACCGACCCACTGTAAAGGTGGCAGGCAGGACATGTTTTCTAAGCTGGAAAAATGGAAACCCGTCAAGGAAGTTCTTGATTTTTCTGACGAAGGAACTACCATCTTTAGGGAAAAGCCTCTTGCAGAGAAAACGCTTGAACGCATCTATGCCGGACTTATCAAATTTGTAGCCGGAGGAAAGGATGCTTTCCTTTCCCGTTACAATACGGTTCGCCCTCAAGACACATGTAAATCAGTTGATGAACCATGCGGAGTGTTGACTACTGAAAACCGCTTTGCAAAGGTACAGGTAAGTTTCCTCTCCAAACAGTTCAGCGGACATCCCGAAAGCAAGAATGTGTCTGTAGAAGAACCGGCAGGTGCAATCACCTGCAAAGACCACCATGTTTTTGTCTCTGCTTATTATGGAAATGGACATAATCATTCGGTAGACCTTCCAGCTCCAACGGTCACAACGAAGGACAGGATGGCTTTAATTGAAAGCCGATTTATGTGTTCTTATAACTTTAAGGATACAGGAAAGGATATTAACCAGCCTTGTCCTACACTTCTGACGAAAGACAGACTTTCTCTTGTATCTCCGTTTTTTATGAACCAATATTCTGGAGGTGGTCAGGTGTCTGATATAAACTCACCATGCCCCGCTGTTACCACAACACCGAAACAAAACTTGGTAACATGCCAGCCGTGGATAATGAATACTGCATTCTCAAATGTAGGTAGCAGTATAGAGGAACCCTCCCAGACCATTACCGCAAACAGGAAATGGCACTATCTGATGAATCCACAGTTCAACAGTGCTGGTGGCTCTGTTGATAGCCCCTGCTTCACATTAATAGCCCGCATGGATAAGATGCCGCCCTATCTAGTAGCAACAGAAAGCGGTCAGGTAGCGATTGAAATCTACGACAATGATAGTCCTATGACCGTGAAGATAAAGGAGTTCATGGCACTGTATGGCATAGTGGATATTAAAATGCGGATGCTTCGCATTCCGGAACTCAAAAAGATTATGGGATTCCCTGAAGATTATGTTTTAATAGGCACACAAGCTGACCAAAAGAAGTTTATCGGGAATGCAGTGGAGGTTACACAAGCGAGAAAAAATACTGAAGCACTTTGCAAAGTATTGAGAAAGTTGAGATTGAAGAAATCAAAAGAAATAGCTTAATGGAAAATGGAAAACTTATATTAGATGCCTGCTGTGGCAGTAGAATGTTTTGGTTTGACAAACATAATCCTCTTGCCTTATTCGTTGATAAGAGATCGGAGATAGTAACAGCCAAGGATAGAGATAAAATCAGGACCATAGAGATAAAACCGGATATAATAGCCGATTTCACCCACTTGCCGTTTGAGGACAATTCTTTCTACATGGTGGTATTCGACCCACCGCACCTGAAAACACTTGGTACAACCTCATGGATGGCTAAGAAGTACGGGAAACTGCCGAAAGACTGGCAGTTACTCATACACGATGGATTTACTGAGTGTATGCGCGTCTTGAAGCCTAACGGCACGCTTATATTCAAATGGAACGAGAGTGAGATAAAAGCTGCGGAAGTTTTGTCTGTTATCCCGTTCAAACCTCTTTTCGGACATACTACTGGAAGACAGAGCAAGACAATATGGATGTGCTTTATGAAATTGCCAATTAACGAATAACCGAATAGAAATGAACACAACATTTGAAAAATCGTCTAATTCTACCGATGAATGGTACACACCGAAAGAAATTATAGATGCATTAGGGAAGTTTGATTTAGATCCATGTGCTCCGGTTAACCCACTTTGGGAAACAGCCACACAAATGTATAACAAGAATGATGACGGACTATCGCAAGAATGGAAAGGTCGTGTATGGCTCAATCCGCCTTACTCTCGTCCTCTTATTGAACGGTTCGTTAATCGGTTGGCAGAGCATGGTAACGGAATTGCATTACTCTTTAATCGTTGTGACTCAAAGATGTTTCAAGATGTAATATTTGAGAAGGCAATAGCGATAAAGTTTTTGCGTAATAGGATTCGTTTTTTTCGCCCGGATGGTACGCGCGGAGATTCACCCGGTTGTGGTTCCATCTTAATCGCTTTTGGTGAAGAGAATGCAGAGATACTAAGGACTTGTTATATAGCAGGTAAGTATGTACGAATCAATTAACGTAAAACAGAGAAGAAAGAGGATAATCGAGATAGTAGCGAACTTACTTTCTTTTTGGATACCAAAGATTTGTCCTACCACTATCATAGAGAGTGGTCAACAGAAAAATGGCATGGAGAACGTCTTGGGTTAAATGCAATAAAGTTTTTGATTGAAAAGGGCTATGATGTGCCAATTTATTAATTCAAATAGGAACAGATTATGAATGAAGTTAGAAAGCTATATAACGATGATGGATGCGTTCTTAAAGAGGCATCTAGCAATGACTATGAATCATGGAGTTCAGCAAGAACACTTGGTCCTATGGAAAGAAGGAAAGAATACAGAAACCTATGTTATAATTTTGAATATGAGCGGGGAACTAATATCCCTCACTGTGCAAAGAAAGGTGTATGTGATGAGGATTGCGAATACATGAGAAACTTTAAAGAATAGGATATGAAACAAACATTAGAAGAAGCAGCCAAAAGTATGGCTTACGATAAGATGCCTGATTGGGGAGGATTGCCAATGGTAGCAAAAAATATTTTATTAAAGGCGCCGAATGGCAGTCAAAGCAATCACCTTGGATAAGTGTTAAGGAACGGTTGCCAGAACAAAACAAGCTTGTCCTTTGCAGAATGGTATCAAATGGAGCGATTGTTAGTGGTTATATCGTTGTTTCACCCGGGAGATCGCCATACGTTGCGACAGACGGAGGATTTGAATTTGAGGATTGGAACGACTACGAGTGTGACATGTGGATGCCCATTCCGTCTTTTGATGAAATACTCGAAGCCAATAAGGATGTACTTGAACGGATTAAAGAGAAAGGAGATTAATATGGGATATAGATGTCCGGGATGCGGAAAAGACTTTGGGATTGACAAGGAAGCATTGTATCATCATCTCGATTTTGAAAGCGGTGAGTGCTCTACATACGCCTATGCTGCTCTTGCAGGTGTAAAAAGGATATTAGGAGAGAAGTCGTATGCTGACAGGAAGTTACAAGATAGAAAAAGAATATCAAAATCTTATTCGCAAATAAGCCCCAACCATAATTGGATAAAACAAAATATCATCAGTGATGAAAATGGATATGATATTGTAGTTTGTTCACGATGCGGCATTAAAGCAAAACGAAGAATGAGTAGTTTTACTTTTGATATGAGACAATCCATGAAGAAAATTGAAAATTGCATTGACGAATAAATTTTATACATGGAAAGATACAAAATGATTAGGAAATGAAACAGGCATTATCAATCGAGCAGATGAAGCACTTGCAGGAGTTTGGGCTGGATACAAGCGATGCAAGTATGACATGGATGTTGTATCCTTATGAAGAAGACAAACAACCCAAATTAAGTTTACGTGAATGGAATACTTTCAAGGAACCATTTAGGATACAACATTGTATCCCTGCATTTACTTTGCTTGACGTTTTAGAATTGTTACCGAAAGAAATAAAAACAGGTACAGATAATTATTGGCTTACAATGTCCCATGATAGCGAAAAATGGTATATATGCTACTCGGAGTTTGACTACTATAAAGAATTTAGGTCTCATTCATTAATTGATGCGGCATACGATATGTTGTGTTGGTGCATTGAAGAAGAGTATGTTAAAGTTGGAGAGGATGAATAACTATGGATGATTTGACAAAAATATTATTTTCAGTAGTTCTTATAATGCTATATAACTGTGCTTGTGGCTATGGATACGAAATATCTAAAGCTGATAATGGAACTCATATAACTAGTTCTGTTTATGAAGGACCTAATGATGATGGTAAATGGGATATTTACGAAGAAGCACTTGAAGCAGGATTACAGGAAGCATTAAAACTTATATGATTATGGAAACAGCAGAAGTAATATTTAAATTTATCATTGTCTCATTAAATGCTTATGCTTTGATGTTTACCTTAATCTTGGTAAGTAAGTGGCACAGACGCATGGAAGACAAGCTGGATAAGATAGAAGGATATGTCCGACATGTATCAGATCGTAACGATATTGTTTACATTAACCAGCTTTCGGAATTGCAAAGACTGTTGATAAAAGAAGAACGGTATGAGGAAGCCGATAATATTGGAAAAATAAATAAGGATGAAGAAATTAAATTAGGACTAAGGGAATGAAGAATATTAATTTGAACGAACTACGAGATCGTGCTTATAAGACAGCTTGCGAGCACGGTTTCCACGATAAGGAACTGAGTAATGAACACTGCTTTTGCCTTATCATCAGCGAGCTTATGGAAGCAGTGGAAGCGGACCGAAAAGGGAAACATGCCGACAGAGAATCTTTTAAATCTTCTTATGAGGATGAAGAACCGCACGATGATGTCAATTTCAAGTATTGTTTTGAAAAATATATCAAAGGAACGGTGGAGGAAGAATTAGCTGATGTTGTGATACGCTGTCTTGACCTTGCTGGGCTGCGCGGCTGGGATTTGCAAGATACGTTGGATAATGTGGATGAACTCAATGACGTTTCAGACTTTTTCCAAGAACACACATTTGTAGAGATAGTTTTTGATATTTGCACCGGAACAATTATATCCGAATCTACAAGGTCGGTTAAAGGAGTGATTCTTGATGTATGGCAATACTGTCTTTGGAAAGGAATAGATATTGAGTGGTTCATTGAACAGAAGATGAGATACAATGAATTAAGACCTATGTTGAACGGGAAAAAGTATTGAATATGAAAACAATATTATTTACAATTATATGTATTATCGCCCTATTATGGGTTGGAGATCTCACAATTACATTTAAGCCGTTTTCTATATCACTTCCCGGTTGGTATAAGCCTGTAGGTATCCTTCTATTTTTTCTGTCAATGGCGGTATATATCACAGGGGATTATACCAAAGGGTATAAACAAGGTTTCGATGATGGAGTAAAGGAATGTATTGAAATACTTAAAAAGAAAAATCCATGAGCAAACTATATAAAGTAATCATTTTCGGGGAATCATTCTTAATCGGGTGGTTCCCTTTTTCTTCACACTGGTACAACAAGCTAAAGATAATCAAATGATAGTACGTCATTTTATAAGAGTTCCGGTTGGAAGTACTGTCTATTGCGACAATCAGCCGGTTAAAATACTGGAGAAAGGATATGCCCTTGCTCTATGTGATGTCAATGGGAAACGGGTATATATCACCTGCTATGATTTGGAAAAGAAACCATTCGTCAGCACGAATGGGGGGGAGAATGAAAAAGAGCCAACCCACGCACGACCATGAATCAGCTCTTCCTTACACGATTATGATGCAAATATACTATTTACTTTTAAAATAATCGTGTTATGAAACTAGATTTTAACAAAATAATTCGTCTTAAAAAGATTCGTATCGAGAAATCAGAACTTTCAGAGGAAGAAAATACCTTGACTTCCCCGATTTTGAAAGACAAAAGCCTTATCCATGAAATCTACAAAATTTTCGTTGAGTTGCTGAATGAGAGGGGATGTCCGCCGAATATTGACAGTGTGACCCAGCGAAAGAAGTTCATTTTCATTATTCTGTACCTGTTTTCTCCAAGCTCGCTTGCCGGTGGGAAAATGACAGCAGGGTTACGTGAAGAGATGTCAAGGGTGCTTGGGGTTCAGTCCAAAAGTACAATTTCCGACAATTGTGCTGATGTCGTGTTTCTGTATCAGAATTATGGGGACTTTAGTGGAGATATAGAGTATCTTTACACCGAAATCGTAAATCGGTTAAAATTCAAAGGGCTAATCAATTAATGAGCCGGAGTTTAGTGATCCGGCTTAATTTTTGTTTGGATTTGTTTTGCGATGGATTGCGTATCAGTTATTAAGGATTTAAGTTCTTCATTAGTTATATTGATATAACCTCCATCTTTTTTTCTACCATTTCTATGTGCTAATAAATTCCTATAATAGAAGTGTTTTTTCATTTTCCCATTTGTGTCGATTATAGAAACTTTAAATAATTCTTTGAGTATATCTTTTATAGTATCAATGTTACTATAAGATGTCCTCATTACATATTCTATGACCTTTTGCTCCCATTGGGCAACAAGATTGTCTTCTTTTAATTTGGTCATTTCATCTTTTTTCTTGCATGGAGGAATTGAATTGAAAAAATTATTGAAACTTTCTTCGTCTTGGATTATTTTGGTTAAAATAATGTCACAAATAAATGTATCTAATGATGTAATGATATTAATATATGACAATTTATTGATGATATTTTGTTTTTGTTCGTCCAATCCTTTGATGTTAATTACACTTTGGATTTCATCAATTCTTTGCTTAAAATCATTATATGATCCGATAAAGTCTTTTTGGAAAAAATAAGCAAATGTATGTTGTGTTGTAAAGAATGTTTTTGCGTAATATTCATTAAAAATAGATTGGGGATGCTCATTGCTAATTTCAAGGTAAGGCTCTCCTGTTTCAGTTATAGTATTGGGTTCTATAATTTCAGAATTTTCAGGAGGGAGATCGTATGATGCCCCTGCATTCTTATATGCAAAAAATGGAGTCGTTATTAAGATTCCTCCATTGACATAAATCCTTTTTCCCATATGTTTTATTCTCCTTTCTTTATTTATAGTATTCCTTCCCTCGTATATTCTTATGTTCCGGCATACGTGGTTCTCCATCAAAATGTATTTTACCTCCGCAGTGAGGACAGATGATAGTGTTGGTATCATCTTTTATATCCATATCATCAACAAAGAAATCACCAACCTTGCATCCAATAACATCTGCTATTTTCTGTAATGTTCCTACTGTTGGATTTCTACTAAGGTTTTGGGCAAGTGTAACTCTTGTTATACCCATTTTTTTTGCAACTGCTTCCATTGTGAAGCCTTTCTGCTTGATTATTGTCTTTACTTCCATGTGTGTATGATTTTAATCAGATGCAAATATAGGGGTAAAAATCGAATAAACAAATTAAATCAGCTTGCTTTGATTGAATATAGTCATTTGTATTAAAATGTATTTAGATTATAATCATACTTATGCTGTTTTTGTTAATATATGATAATAATCATACAAATAACATATTTATTTATTGTATGTATGATTCTAATCATTACATTTGCATCATCAGAAACGAAGTAATAACAAATAAAACGATATACGATCATGGCAATAAAGAAGGTTGATGAAAAGAAAACATTGAAGTATGCAGTAGCATTCTACTTCTGTACATCAGGTAAAATAAACTTCATGTTAGGCAATAAAATGTATCAGCATATAAATACTGTTTATGACCAAAGAGAAGATGGTAGAGGTTTCAATACTTGTGAAGTCGTTTATAACTACAAGGCTCAAAAGTACGAGGTTCTGAATGTAGATACAGAGATAGGCAATAAAGAGATTACAATATTATAAGTTTAACCAGCAGGGCGAAAGCCCTGCGCAATATAGAAGAATATGAAAGAAAATATATTTTTAAAAGCAGTTATAGAAAAACCGTTATTGAATAATGAACCAGAAGTTTTACACCTTTTCGTTCAAATAATCAATGAAATAACTTCTTGTATGTCAGAAGACGAGTTAAGAGGCTGTATGAACTCTTTAATAGTACAATACCCTTACTTTAAGCTGTTCTTTGACTATGGTTTTGAAAACAATCACATGTGGGTGAAAGCATCAGGTTCTTTAGAAAGATTGATATTGGTTGAGTTCTAATCCGGTAGCTTTCGAGCTACCACAATATACACGATTATGAAAGCAGATTTAGTTTTAGTTATCAGCCCTGAAGCCCCACTGATGAAGCAATTGGGCAAAGTATTAGGTAGGTTGTGCTCTATGTGTGACTTTTCTACCATAGAAAGAGGCGAAAAGTATGTCACGATACGGCATGATGAAACCGGGATTGTCGTGGCTTATACGAGTGAAGAAAGATTGAATGTGAAACATTAAATATTGATTATTATGGGTGAAATAGCAGATAGTTTAATTAGTGGTGAATTTGATTTTATCACCGGTGAGTATTTAGGTGAAGCGGTTGGTTATCCAAGAACGCACGCTTATGACAGACATGAATACATGCCACCGGTTGAAAAGAAGCCTACCTGCAAGGCGAATGTTTGTATAACTAACATGTGTAAGGACAGAGGTTTCAGTAACCGTGAAAAGATTGAATTAGTAGCCAAATTCTTGTATAGCAAAGGTTACAAACAATTGCCTAACCTATTCCATCAGTATAAAATCATTCACAGCCAGTACAAGAATGATTTTAAGAAGTTTTTGGTTGAACAAGTAAAGCAAAGAAAGGATGAATAATATATTCACAATATGCTATTCAGAAGAAGAAGCAAATGAAATAGGTCACTTCATTTTGAGTAGAGGATACGAGGGTGTTCAAAATGATAGCTATAGATATTGTCGTGAAGCGATTTGGTGGGCTTTCAAAGAAGCCAAAAGGCATCATTCAAATTGCATCTACGTTGGCGTTGCAGGTTGCCAAATGACTGTATCAAAATCAAAGCGAGGTCTTAGACGAAATGGTCTTAAATACATAGAGAAAAGGCGAATGTTTTACAAATTACTAAGTAAGTATTGATAAATAATTATGAACTCAATTAACGACGAAAGAGGTTGCAGCGTATGTCAACCCGGTAAAGAAAACTATTGCACTTACACTACCAAATTGAAAGGTAAGAGAGTAAGAATGTACCAATATGACTATCGCACTGAAAGTGGCGAACTGTTTGCTTGTTGTGCACCTACCTTAGAGGCGTGTAGAGAAAGACGGGATAAATGGCTTAGTTCACGACAATAAGCCGATTGTCGTGTATAACGATTGAAGATATTTCGTTATCTTTGGTTGTGGTAGTACCTTTGGGGTACAATCGCTGGGTGGAGCAGTTGGTTAGCTCGCTACTTTGACTTGGTAGAGGTCGGTTGTTCGATTCAGCCCCCCGCAACAATGAATATTAACTTGAAAATTTGACACGATTATGAACATTCTTACATTAAGCATCAAACAGAAGTATTTCGATGAAATCTTGGCAGGCAAGAAAACCCACGAATACCGTGAAATCAGACCAACAAACGCTAAGAAATATATCACTTACCTATGTGGCGGTAAAGAATATCCGACTGATGCAGAACTGCCTGAAGAAGGTGAGGTAGAATTGAAGCCTATCAAGTACGATGCAATCAAGCTTCTGACAGGTGCATATACGGGTAAACGTCCTTACATCATTATAGAGGTAAAGAATGCAGAAGCAGTAATTCTCACAGATGAAAACGGTAATGATATTGTTTACGAACATCAAGGCGAAGAATATCTTGCCGCACAAATGGATTATACTTTGGGTAAGATATTAGAGAAACATATAGATTGATTTGTTTAACTTTTAAAATTAGAAAGCAGAGTCGCAAGAAGAATTAACAGAGTAGCCGGACCTCGCAGAAATATGAATGGTGCAGGGGCAGGTGGTAGATTGGTTGCCAATCGTAGAGGTACAGCAAGTGCCACACAGTTAGGATCACGCAGACAGCGTTACAGTGATCTTCGTATTTCATTTGGTTTAAGTGGTGGCTAGCTATGAACAAAGTAGAACAAGCGAGTCAATATATAGACCTCATTCGGGTAAAATCGAATGAGGCTTTACTGTTTTTATCACTTGGTAAAGATTCGCTTGTTCTGCTTGATTTAGTCTATCCGAAGTTTGACCGGATTGTTTGCGTGTTCATGTATTTCGTCAAGAATTTGGAACATATTAACCGTTGGATAAACTGGACTAAAGCCAAATATCCGAAAATAGAGTTTGTTCAAGTACCACATTGGAATCTCACTTATATTCTCCGTGGCGGTATGTATTGTGTGCCAAATCTGAAAGTAAAGCTGTTGAAGTTGGCAGATGTGGTAAAGGCTATGCAACTTACTCATGGAGTTTATTATACATTCTTGGGTATGAAAAAAGCTGACGGTATGAATCGTAGACTTATGTTGAAAGGGTATGAAGTAAACGGTTACGAGAATAACGGTATGGTTTATCCTTTGGCTGATTGGACACAAAAGGATATTCTTGCTTATATGAGGCAGCATAATTTACCCGAACCAGTTCGGTATTCATTGAAAGCCAGTTCGGGAGTAGGCTTCAATCTTGATTGTATGCTTTGGATGGAGAAGAACTATCCACAGGACTTACAGAGAATTTACAAAACTTTCCCGATGGCTGAAAGAGTACTTTGGGAGTATCATAATCAACAAAAGTAATATGTATGGAACTAAGTAAATATATCAAGAGTGAATCGGTAGAACTTAACCGTTCTGCCATTCGTTTTGCAGACTACAATCCGAGAAAACTTTCCGATGAATCACGTAAGACACTGAAACGTGGCATCAAGAAATTCGGATTGGTAGGTGGAATAGTTGTGAATAAGCGTACCGGGCTTACCGTAGTCAGCGGACACCAGCGTTTATCCGTCATGGACGAATTACAGAAGTTTCCCGATAACGACTACCGCATTCGTGTCGATGTCATAGACGTGGACGAGAAGCAGGAAAAGGAGTTAAATATTTTAATGAACAACCCTAACGCACAAGGTTCTTGGGATTTTGATGCCCTTGCCCGTATTGTTCCCGACATTGATTGGAAAGATGCGGGCTTAACCGATGCTGACTTGAATATGATTGGTGTCGACTATCTTTTGCAGACCGAAGAGGAAAACTCTATTGCGGATGCTTTGTCTGATATGATGGTCCCAGTTTCCGAACAGAAAGAAGCCGATAAAGCCGCCAAGCAGTTGGAACGTGCCGAAAAGGTTGCCCACATGAAAGAGGTCAAGCATCAGGTGAAAAAAAACGCACAGAAGCAAGCCGAGAACATGGATGCCTATGTGATGTTGTCCTTTGATACCTATGAAGCTAAAGCCGCATTCTGCGAAAGGTTTGGGTATGACCCTGATATGAAGTTCATAAAGGGAGAAGTATTTGATGAACAAATAGAAAGGATTGATTAATTATTGGGAGGAAAGCTGAGTTAGAAAGAAAACGTATAGCCAGTTATATCAGCAGTCCAGACGAATAATGTACAACGCTGGAAGGCAATACGGGTTAGGTTCTGCAAGACAAAGAAACATAAGGGATAAAACGAAATCTATAATGGGAAGATATGCTGAGAAAATAGATAGCTATTTCTCAAAAAGAGGAGTTGATGTCTATGGAAACAAGCCAATTTCTCGCCGTGTATATATGGGTAACAATAACGGTTAAAATTATGATTGGCGATTTTATACTTTGGATAAGGAATGTTCTAAAGCAAAACCTGTTTTGTGTTCATCATTATGTTTGGAAAGGTAGTGTGATGTTCTCTGAGTTCAGGTATGAACAATGTGAGAAATGTGGAAAATTAAAGAAGTAATATGAGCAATAGTGAATCTCAAAACAGAAAAGGTAAAGGAGGAAGAAAGCCAAAGTTTGACTATACAAGCGAGGACTTTCTTTCTCTCGTGGAATCGTATGCCAAAAAGGGATTCACTGACAAGGAAATAGCCCACGCTATCGGATTGTCACCGCAAAAGTTTAGCGAGAAGAAAAGTACATACAGTGAATTAAGTGATGTCCTTTCGCGTGCGCGTTGCACGATAAATTCTCTTGTACGTGCTAAATTTCTTGCAATGGCTCTTGGTGGCATAAAAACTAAGAATACCACAGTTCGTAAGTTACGGGATAGAGATGGCAATCTGACAGGCGAAGAAGAAGTACAAGTTGTAGAAGGTGAGCTAGCTCCCAATTTAAGTGCTCAAATGACTTGGTTGTATCATTACGATGAAGACTGGAGAAAAGTTGAACGCAAGCAAGATGAAGATGCCGACATCCCTAAAGATATTGAACATGGAATCACTATTGATTCTTGGATTAAAGACAAGTTGAAATGATTGTTCCCCAAGAAATATACCATCCGTTATACACCGACAATGAGAAATTCATTATTCTCATCACCGGTGGGCGTGGTAGCGGAAAGTCTTTCAATGCTTCTACTTTTATTGAGCGGTTGACTTTTGAAATGACTCCCGTAGAGAAGATTGTTCATCAGATTCTTTACACCCGTTACACGATGGTTTCTGCCGGTATGTCTATCATCCCCGAAATGATGGAGAAGATAGATTTGGACGGTACCACGAAATATTTCAAGACCACAAAGACGGACATAGTCAATAAGATGACTAAGAGCCGTATCATGTTCCGGGGTATCAAGACTTCTTCCGGGAACCAGACAGCAAAACTGAAATCCATTCAAGGCATTACGACTTTCGTCTGCGATGAAGCGGAAGAGTGGACAAGCGAAGATGAGTTCGACAAGATAATGCTCTCCATTCGCAAGAAGGGTATTCAGAACCGGATTATCATTATAATGAACCCATGCGATTCCAATCACTTCATCTACAAGAAATACATTGAGAAAACTCACAAGCTGGTAGAGATTGACGGTGTGCAGGTTCAGATTTCCACTCATCCGAATGTGCTCCACATTCATACGACTTACTTTGATAATTTGGATAACCTTTCTCCTGAGTTCCTGAAAGAAGTGGAGGATATGAAGGTGGGTAATCCTGAAAAGTATGCTCATGTGGTTATCGGTCGCTGGGCTGACGTTGCAGAAGGTGCTGTGTTCAAGAAGTGGGGAATTGTTGACGAGTTCCCGGCTTGGGCAAAGAAAATTGCTTTCGGGCAAGACTTCGGTTATACGCATGACCCGTCTGCTTCCATTCGTTGTGGTATCGTTGATAACGCCCTTTACTTGGATGAAGTGGATTACCGTACTGGATTGCTTTCTTCTGACATCATCAAGACTCTTCGCCCGTGGGGTTTGAAAGTCATTGCTGACAGCGCAGACCCACGTTTGATTCAAGAGATACACAACGGAGGAATCAAGATATATGCCGTAGAGAAAGGTGCAGGCTCTATCAATGCCGGAATTGACAAAATGAAAGATATGGAGATTTATATAACCAAACGCTCGTACAACTTGCAAAGCGAGTTCAGAAAGTATGTTTGGGCAAAGGATAAGGACGGGAACTATATCAACGAACCGGAAGACCATGACAATCACGGAATAGATGCTGTACGTTACTATGTATTGGGTGAGCTTCTTGGTAAGATTCAGAAACCGAAAGATTTAACAGGAATATTTACTCACTAAAATTATAGATTATGCCATTGAATTTAGAAAAAATATTAGCACTCCCTGACATCGGGCAGAAGATAAACTACCTGAAGAAAGGTAGGAAAACTGAACTTCCCGACCGTTGTAAACTTTGGGATGATTGGAATCCGGAACGCCATGAAATCATGGTTGACAAAAAGAAGTATCCGGACAGAAAGGTTCTTGAAAAAGAAGCAGAGAAACACTTCGATGAAAAAACTGGTAAGACTTATGAAATCGAAGCAAAGTATAAGACTGAACCGGTGAACCGTATTTCCATTCCATTGGAACAAGATATAGTGAACATTCAAACAGCTTTCACGGTCGGCACAGAACCGTCTATGGATTGCACTCCGACTGATGATGATGAAAAGAAGCTGTTGGATGCGGTAAAGGCTGTATTTAAATCCAACAAAATCAAATATCAGAACAAGAAGATTGTTCGTGCTTGGTTATCCGAACAGGAAGTAGCCGAGTATTGGTATGTCACTGATGATGATTCATTTTGGGCGAAGTTCTGGAAGAAAATAAAGACTACCTTCGGGGGGAAGGTCAAGCCCACCAAGAAACTGAAAAGCGTGTTATGGTCCCCATTCAGAGGTGATAAGCTATACCCGTTCTTCAACGATGAAGGTAAAATGATTGCTTTTTCACGTGAGTATAAAAAGAAGCTCATGGATGATTCGGAGGTCACCTGCTTTATGACTATCACGGACAAAATGGTTTATCAATGGGATTTATCTAAAGGATATGAAGAAAGAACTCCTTTTGCTCATGGATTCCCAAAACTGCCTGTTATCTACGCTTATCGGCCCGAACCTTATTGCAAAAAGATTAAGACTTTCCGTGTCCGGTTGGAAAAACTTCTTTCTAATTACGCGGATTGCATTGACTATCATTTCTTCCCACTGCTGAAGCTAATTGGAGATGTAGAGGGCTTCATGGGTAAGGTTAAGGATAGAATGGTCAAACTCACCGGAGAGGGTGCGGATGCCCAGTATCTGACGTGGAACCAAGCAAATGATACCGTAAAATTTGAAGCAGAAACACTCACTAATATGGCTTATGATATGTCAAACACTCCAAGAATATCCTTTGAGACGTTGAAGGGGGTAGGCAAAGCATCAGGAACCGCTTTCCGCTTTATGTTCATGGGTGCACATATGGCGGTAGAAAATCACGGTGAGGTCATTGGAGAGTTCTTGCAGCGGAGAGTAAATTTCATTGTTTCTGCTTTAGGCTCTATCAATCCAACCGAGTTTAGCAAGGCATCGCAGACTATTGGCATAGAAACAGAACTGGTTCCATATATGATTGATGATTTGAATGATAAGGTGACTACTGCCGTTTCCGCTGTCAGTGGTGGAATTTGGTCAACCCGTGAAGGTATCATGTTTGCCGGGAATGCTGATAGGGTAGAAGAGGAGCTTGCAGAAATCAAGGAGGAACAAGGGGCAAAGAATAACAATGCAGCGTCTCCTAACCCCAAGGGATAATTCATTGCTTCATGTTTTTATAGTACTATTGAGCGGAGCTAATTTAGTTCCGCTTTTTTATTACTAAATTCTATATTATAGAATATATTTCTTGGAAAAATTTTATAATTCAAAATTAATTCATATTTTTGCATCAAATAAATGAGATATGAGAATTGTATCACATAAGAAATTGAAAGAGTTCTACGAAACGAAAGGCTATGAAGATTCACGCATAGCTTTAGAACGTTGGTATGATATAGCGGAAAAAGCTGAATGGAAGAACCTATCAGACATTAAAGTGGATTTTCTTTCAGTTGATTATGTAGGTAACCAACACTATGTATTCAATATCAGAGGCAACAACTATCGGTTGGTTGTCGTTGTTAAGTTTACAATTGGGTACGTCTTCATTCGCTGGGTTGGTACTCATAAAGATTACGATAAGATAGATTGTTCAACCATTTAAGAGATAGAAGTATGAATAAAGTAACGAAAGAACAGTATGAATTTGCTTTGGCGAGAGTGGAGGAACTTCTGCCATTGGTTGATGACAATACGCCTGCAAACGATAAAAATGCGGTGGAGCTTACAGTTATGTCCGATATTGTGATAGCATACGAAAAAGAACATTATCCGATAGAAAAACCGACTGTTGCGGAATTGATAGAGTTATCTCTTGAAGAGAAAGGGATGAGTCAAAAGCAACTTGCTGGTGAGATTGGAATAAGTCCATCGCGTGTGAATGACTATATTTCTGGACGTTCGGAACCGACCCTCAAAATTGCGAGGTTGCTATGTCGAGTGCTGAATATACCTCCAGCCGCGATGTTGGGTTTCTGATTAGTTCATAAGAAGAATATTTAGGCGTGATTCATTCGGTTTCACGCCTTTTTTATACCATTTTACGACAATCGTTTCATTGTCGTGTATCACCTATCTGATAATTTTTCACCTTCTTTATAAATAACGAAATTTACCGTAGAAATTTATAAATCAAATTCATACGGTATGACAATCTTAGAACAAATCTTAGCAGGGCTACAACAGAAATTCGCTGGGGTGGACACTGCTATTCTTACCCGCATTGCCACCAAAAAGGCAGAGGGTGTAACGGACGAGACAAAGGTAAACTCAATTGTTGAGGGTATCAGTTTTTCGGACGTGCTTAATTCTTATGGTGATTTCCGTGCCGGGGATGCTTCCAAGACCGCAGTTTCCAACTACGAAAAGAAGCATAACCTGAAAGACGGAAAGCCAATCGAGACTACCACAACCACCAAAACGGAAGAGAATAAAGACGATGTGCCTGCATGGGCGCAAGCTTTAATTGACTCCAACAAGAACCTTTCTGATAAGCTAACACAGTTTGAAACGGAAAAGGCTCAAGCAACACGTAGCCAGCAGATTTTGGCAAAGGCAAAGGAGTATGGTATTCCCGAAAACTACGCCAAACGATGCGCCATTAAGGACGATGAGGACTTGGACGCATACTTCAAGGACTTGAAGCAGGAGTTCGCAAATGACGGCTTCAAAGGCGTGACCCCTCCCGAATCAGCGGAAGAGAAGATTGAGAAAGAATCTGAATCTATCGCTAAGATGATTGACGAGGGAACGAAAACTATTGTTGAACAAAACAAGAATTAATTATGTCAGCAGGATTTAAGTATGATTTGGTTCCGCTCGTTGAGCAAGAGGAACGCTACGATGTCCAGACCGGTATTCGTAGACGTGGCCCGTTCAAACTCGACACGCAGAACCTAGTAGTGGGAAGTTTTCTTCCCGTATTTACGCCGATTTGTGCGGACTTGAAAAACAAGTTCGCTTATGCGGTAATCAACGTGAGAGTTGTGGAAGCCTATACCACCGGTGCGGAGGCTTTGTCTATCAAGGTAGCCAAGAACTCTTTGGCTTATGTGGGAATGTTTGTCGGAAGCGGCACTAAAGGTGCTGAGGTCGCGGCTATTGACAAATCTAATGCCAACTACGATGTCTTGACTATCAAGGCTGCTTTCGGTGAGAATATCGCCAAAGATACCGTACTTTTCAATGCGGTTGCGGTTGACGGCTTGAAACAGAAGTACGTTGCAAATTCGGCTCTGTTTAACCGGACGAAAGTAGAGGACGGAATTACACTGGTTTCATTGCTTCGTACAGCCGCAGAGATTGAACCTTCAAAACTGGCTATGCCGTTCTCCGAGAACGATAAAGCCAACATGAAGGGATGGTTTGAATTTAACGAGTAAGGAGGTAGGATATGTTTTTAACGATTCAGACATTATTCGATGATGCGAACATTGTTTCCGCTATCATCAGACGTGTAAACCGGACGCGTAAAGATACAATCTATTGGCAGCAGTATCTTACTTTCCGCAGAGTAACTACTCGCGTGTTCAAAGATTATATCGGTTCTGTAACCGGAGTTATGGCAGGTTCCATCAATTCACGTTTTGGCGAAAAGCCCATCCGTGAACGTAGGAACATTGGTTCCGGATATGGTGAGATTGCCTACTTGGGCGATGCTTATCAGATGTCCATCGACCGACTTTCCGAGTTGCAGGATTTAATTGACAAGTTCAATGTAGCTAAACCGGCAGACCAAAAGGCCGCAATGGAAGAGATTGTAAACTTTCTGGCAGATGATTACCGTCAGATTACCCTTGCTGCTCACAAGCGCATGGATATTATTGTTGGTGCCTTGTTGATGCTTGGTGAAGCCACCGTTTACAACAAGGATGCTGCAATAACTTCCGGTCAGACCAATAATAAACTGCTGGAGATTACCCTTCCGTTCAATTTTATCAAGCCGAAAAGTGGAGATGTGGTTGTGGACGGAAAGAACATGTTCATCTCTTACCTGAGAGAGAAACTCCATTCTTTGGCACCGGACTATGGCGTTTATGCCAAGATGATTATGACACGCGCTTCTTTCAACAAGTTCGTGCTCGGTTCATCTGAATTTGGCGAGCAATACAAGATGATTCTCGGCAGCAACGAAATGAAGTTGAGTACGGGATTGGTTTCCTCTTCTTTGGCTTCCGAAGTGTTCACCGGCATCGGTTTGCCGCGTATTGAAATCAAGGAGGACTACGTGAAAGACCAGACGGGAAAGAATGTGCAGATTTACGCGGATAACCGTATTACTCTGTTACCTTCTGACAACATTGGTTATATGCGCCATCATACCCCGTATGAAGCGACAGACCCAGTACAAGGACGTACTTATATCCCGTCAGAGGGGCAGATGCTTATCTCCAACTACCGTGACAAAAACGGTCGCTACATGGAATATACGGCAGAGTGGATTCCGCAGATTTCCAATCCAGATTTGATAACCAATTTCGATTTGAGCGAAATTGCATCCATCCAATCAGCATAAGGGGGTAGGATATGAAAGTAAAGGTTATATCAGTTTTCCGCGACAAGTTCACCGGAAAGTATTATACTCCCGGTGAAGTGATTGAAGTCGGTGAGGAGACCCGTGTGCTGGATATGGAAAGTCGCAGACTTGTCGAAAGGGTTGAGGTGAAAACTCCCGAAGTGAAAACCACTGAAGAAAAGAAGGAGGTGAAAATCTCCCTCTTTGAGAAAGAGTTCGAGAAGAAAACTTTGATTGAGGCTTTGAAGTCCATCGGTGTGCAGGCTTCCGGCAATATGAAAGAGGAAACTCTTTTGGGTAAGGTTGCAGAACTTGATGAAGAATCAACAGCCAAACTGAAAGAAGCATTAGGTATCGAGTAAAAGGATAGGGTAGTGCTTCTACCCTTCCATTGTCTAATTTTATAAATCAGAAAAGAAATGAAGAATTTTATTTTTGCCATGTGTGGCTTTTTAATGATGTCTTTGGTTTCGTTGAGCGTGCAGGCATCAAGTGTGGAATCTTCTAAGTGTGAATACGTGAATCCATCGGTTGATGTTGGTCTGCCAGATATTCAGTTTATCACTTTGGAAACGGCTCTGGCTGATTGTGTTGTACCGACCATGACGCATCCCGTGTTTTTGGTTGCAAATAACCCGGCTATGATGTGTTCGATAAAAGAGGGAATGGCTATTCAAGGGATACGAATTAATGTTCCCAAATGCCCGTTCAGATACATCTATAAATCAAAGTATTGCACGCATTATAGCTATACCGCATATAGTAAACTGGTTACACCATATTAATATGACGATAAACGAATACATATCACAGAAGTTCCAGTCTTTCGGCATTAACTTGTCGGAAGCTGACCTTTTGGATATGTGTCTGAATGCGGAGATAAGCGGAGAGGACGAGATGAACGAGGATTGTTACGGTCGTGTCTTCGTGGCGATTGCGAAGTTCATCCCCTCTCTATCGCTTCGTGCCACTTCAATCAGTGAAAGCGGTTTCTCGATGTCTTGGAACATTCAAGGTATCAAGGACTACTATTCATTCCTGTGCAAGAAGTACGGATTGAAAGACGAATTAAGCAACAAACCCAAATGCACTTTCTTGTGATATTCGCTCCACACATATTGCAGGTAAAGGTTATCACCCCTATGGAAAAGGATGAGTTTGGCAGACCCATTCCCGGTACTGGCGGTGAAAGCTGGCAGGATGTATGTAAGTGCCGTTGTGATGATAACACTACCAAAGAGTTTTCATCCGATAACGGCTCTGTGTATCGTCCTAATTATCATGTAGTATGTGAGAAGAGAATCACCATTCAGGCAGGGGATGAAGTCCGCTGTATGGATGGTGAGAACATGAGAGGTCAAGGCGAGGTTTACGTAGTAAAAGCAACCAATTATTTTAATTATTCAGAAATTTGGATATGACAAGAACAGAAGAAGTTGTTGCAAACAAGCAACTGAGAAAGGATATTGACGAGAAGATTCAAGAAATAAAGAATCTGCCTCCGAGCAGGGAAAGAAGCCTTGCGATTACGAAATTGCAAGAAGGTGTAATGTGGCTTGGAATGGATTTGAAACGTCTTAACGAGGAAAATCCTTACCCTTCGAGCAAAGACCCTTCAAGTGGTGATAAAATCGAGCCAACCGCTGACGGATTGAAACTATAATGAACGTAGATTTCGATTTTTCCGATGTCGATTCCTTTTTCGATGAAGGAGAATGGGAAGTCGAGAAGAAAATGATTGATGTGGGCGATGAATCCGTGAAGTACGCAGAGGAACACGGCAATTATCAAGACCACACGCTCACTCTGAGAACGTCCAATGATTACGATGTCGATAAAGACGGTTTGACGCTGAAAAACGAAGCGGAATACGCTTCATTCGTGGAATCTAAAGGATTTGAAGTTTTGAGTGGTGCCGCTCTATATGCGGAGAAACGATTAAAAGAAGAATTTGAGAAATGAAGTACAGAAAGAAACCAGTAGTAATCGAAGCTATTCAGCTTAAAGTAGATAACTTCGATGAAGTGTGTGATTTTATGGGTGGAACTCCCGTGCCGAAGCATAATCCCGATTTTGGCATAGATGAGCATGGTAACACCAATGAACCTTATCTTGGTGTGTACATTGAAACTCTTGAAGGTAAGATGCTTGCAAGTTATGGCGATTACATCATTAAAGGTGTAAACGGCGAGTTCTATTCTTGTAAGCCAGACATCTTTGAGAAAACATATGATAAAGCTGATGATTCATCATCCGCAATGGATTTCGGTGACGCTATCGAAGTGTTGAAACAAGGTGGTACAATCCGTAGAACTGGCTGGAACGGCAAAGGTCTGATGGTATTCAAGCAAGTACCAGCCCATATCGAAAGTGACATTATTCCTAAGATGCAATCGCTCCCTCAATCAGCAAAAGACCTTATTCTGAAAAGTAAAGGATTCATTGATTACACAAGCCAGTGTCTTATCTACAACGAGAATACCGGACGTGCCGATTCATGGGTGCCGTCTATCAGTGATGTATTTGCCGAAGATTGGGAGATTATACAATGATAGTAACTACCGACATAGGAAACATTCTCTATCGGGATTGTAAGGCTTTCAGGATAGATATAGTACCAGCAGGGGAAATCCTGATGGGAGAATTGAAGTCTGAAAGGATTGTCATCCACACGAAGAAACAACAGCCGGGAAAGTATTGGAAAAAGTCTTTCGCGGAAGTGAATCTTTGTGTACCCGATTTGAGCGAAAATGAAGCCAACTCCATCCGGCTGAATGAGCTTGAACGGGAAGCTATGAAGCATTTTGATGATGTGGTAAGCGCCTATGACGGTACTCGCTATCGTTATTCTATCGAATCAATCGGTACGGAAGCGGACACGGCTTTGAAGTGTCACTATGTGAATATAAGAATATTGTTCGAGGTATTAAATGTAAAACTATAAGATTATGATTTCAGCAGTAGGAATTAAGAGAATTTTGTTTGCCGACATCTCTAAGATTACGGCAGACATTACCCCCGAAATCGCAAAGACTCTAATCCAGGCGGCTATTACCGCTAAAGATGAAGTCTCAAACGTGCACGGGGAAACGTGGCAGATTGAAGAAACAGAAGCGTCTGTCACGGGGTATAAAAATCAATTGAATGGTCAGAACTACCGTTATGACACAACTCCCGGCGATATTACTCCGGCTTTCTCTATTGGTCAGTACGATTGGAAAACTAAAGCGGCTCTCATGGGCGGTTCCATAGTTGAAACAGGGGAAGAAGGAAGCAAAGTCGCGGTAGGTTGGAAACGTCCTCTGACAAAAGAGATAATCAATAAGGCTCTTTTCTGTCTGACGGATGATAATGTATGGTTCATTTTTCCCAATGCCCAGATTGTAGCCCGTGAAGCGAATACAGACAAGGCAATTGCCATTGCTGTTCGTGGATTGGTTCAAACTCCTAAGATAGCAGGGGTAGCTTCTGAATATAACTATGAGGAAGATGCTATTAAGGCATTGACAGCGTAAGTTTTAAGGTAACAGATTGTTTTCGGATGGCGGTGGGTGGTTGCTCACCGCCTTTTTAATTTAAAGATATGAATCAAGCGTCTAAAATTGTGTCCGATGCCCTGCTGGGGATGGACTTCAAAAATGTAGAGATAGGTGGAGTAGTCTATACCATCAAGCCGCCTACTATCAAAGTTATCTGTCGTGCCATTCATCATTTCTCCAATGTCGGTATGGAGGGAGATAATATTGTAGAGGCAATCAAGGTACTTCCCGAAGTAATCGAAGATATGCTGAAAGGCATTTCTTGTTTCATCTGTGGCAGTGAGGAACTGGCTGAGAATTTGGAGAACGGGACTTTTGAAGAAATTAGGAATGCCTTGGAGGTGTGTTTCTCCATGATGGATATTTCGGCTTTTCAGTGTGTCAGCTCGATGAGGAACGTGTCGATGCTGGCAGCAAGACCGAAACAGTAGGAAACACAACGTTCTTCGGGCAGATAGCTCATTTGATTGACACGCTTCATTTGAGTTATACAGAAGTGTTTGAGGTTATCCCTTATAGGAATCTGTTGATGATGCAACGGGATAAGTTACACGCAGTATATGGTGGTCAGAAGGTGAATAGAATCAGTGGTAAGGAATTGGCTAATCGTAGGAAAAAATTATAGATATGGCGAAATTATATTGTTTAACTTTTAAAATTTTAAGCTGAGTCAGAAAAAGAAAAACTAAATCCGGTTGGGAAATAGCCCGACAAGCGAATAGAATTGCAGAAAGACGTTACGGAAGCGATGCAAGCAATCCCAACAATCTTGTGAATCGCATTCAAGGTCGGTACTTGGGAAACTTCAACAGAACAGGTACAAGTTGGAATAAGCAGGTCTCCCGTAGGACTTATATGGGGCTGAATGGTGGGTAAAGTAAAAGCCGGAGAAATCCGGCTTTTTACTACTTTGTTCCTTATGTTGTGTAGTTAAATTAAAATGAAAAAAAATCAGATATTTTGTCTTTTGCTTTTTTCCCGAATTCTTTTATGTCAGTTCCTAATTCTTTAAAACTTTTTTGCAAACGTCCACTTGTTACTTCGTCGGAAATTTCATTAACTATTTCTTTCCCCTTATTGACTATCGTCGTTGTTAATGTTCTGTTATTTTTTATTTCTTTTGTAATGTTTTCCCCGGATTTTTCTGTTATCACTTTTACTTTATGAAGGCTATCATTCACTTTTTCGATCTTAGTGAGTTCCTTTTCAGTCGCCTCTAATAATAAAATTTGAAATTTACAGACTTTAGCCATAATTTCTATTGATTTTTCCATTTCAATCCTAAAATTATTAACAATATTTTCTGACGATTCTCTTTGAGTATTGCATACTGAACTTAAGGATTCAACAACAGCATTGATTTCATTTTTGAAAGACTCTTTTTGCTCTTCTGCCGTTTTATTTTGAGTTCTGGTGACCTCTTTTAGTCCTGCTATTATCTTATCGATTTCTGTACTAAAGGATTTTATTTGATTTTTTGTTTCAATTTTTAAGTTCTGTATTTGTTCTTGAGAAGTGTTCTTTTGCATTTCTGCTACATTATTTAAAGCTTGAACTACTTTGCTAATTTCTACGGAAAATGTACTTATTTGATTTTCTGTTGCCCGTTTAAAAGTTTCCATTTGTTTAATCGCATTCTGCTCAAATGAATTAATTTGCTTTTGCGTATTATCCTCTTGGGATTTATTATTCATATAAAGTATTACTATCGTAATAAATATAGAAATGAACGCTATGGAAACTGAACAAAATTCCCAACTTTTATCGGGAAAGAAAAAGATACCAATAATGATTAGTGATAACAAAATAGTAATGGCAAGTATGATACCATAATTAACAAGAATTTCCTTAACTCTTTTGTTCAATTCAGTTAGTCTCATAATCGTGTTATTTAAGTGTTAAACAATACCCTAAATTTCAATATTAAAAAGCATTTTTGCAAATAATCTTGCGATTATTTTCCTGTTTCAATGCTATTTTGAGATTAGCGAAAGCAAGTGAGAAATATCCAGTTAATCTGGATGAAGTTTGGATGCTGGTGTATAGCAGAAAATCAGATGCTGTCGATGCCTTGCAGCGTGATTTCGTTGAGAATGACGATTATCAGGTTTTACGGCAAAATCCGCAAAACCCACAAGGTGGTAGACCTGTTAATGAATATCGCTTAACAGTGCCATGTCTTGAATACTTTATTGTGAAAAAGGTTCGCTCTGTTTTTGAGGTCTACCGCAAAGTCTTTCACAAAGCCCCTGAAATGGCGAAGCAATTAAAACAGGCTACTGTAAAAGATAAGATTGTAGTAGCTGACTGGCTAACCGGTTTTCTCAATCTGAATGAAAGTAGTAAACTTGCTTTAGCGAAGACTATTGCCGAGCCTTTAGGGCTTCCTACGCCCGATTATACACCATCTAAAGGTGTTCTGAAATCTGCTGGTGAGCTTCTGAAAGAGAATGAATGCACAATCAGTGCGCAAGCTTTTAATCAGAAAATGATAGAAAAAGGCTACATGGTTGAACTTACGCGTCCATCAAGCAAAGGCGGTGTGAAGAAATTTAAGTCAATAATAGGTGATGGTTTAAACTATGGCGAAAATCAAGTAAATCCGAATAATCCTAAAAGTACTCAACCGCTTTATTATGAAGATAAATTTATTGAACTACTTATCTCTTTACAATTAAAACAAATAGCATGAAAGCGAAAATAAAAATAATACCCGGTATGAGATTCGGAAAACTTGTCACTATAAAGAAAGTGAAAAAGTTGCCAGATGATAAAGATAAACATGATAAATGGCTTTGCCAGTGTGATTGCGGTAATACCACCATTGTGCGTTCAAATACATTAAGAGAAGGTAAAACCAAAAGTTGCGGTTGCCTACTTCGTGGAATTAAAGATATGAAGGGACAGCGATTTGGTAGGTTGGTAGCCATAGAGCATGTTGGATTTGCAAGTAATCGTGTTACCCTATGGTGTTGTAAGTGTGATTGTGGCAATGAAACGATTGTAAGGCAAGGTAATTTGAATAGCGGTACAACTCGAAGTTGTGGATGCCTTGATATTGATAGGACAAAAGAGGCTAACACAACTCATGGGCAGTCGCATACTCGTATTTTCAATATATGGTCTAAAATCAAAGAACGTTGTTATAACCCTAAAAGACCTGCATATAAAAATTATGGTGGGAAAGGTGTTGTAATGTGTGATGAATGGCGAAATGATTTTCAAACTTTCTATAATTGGGCTATGACAAACGGTTATCAAGATGATTTGACGATAGATCGAATTAATTCTAATGGCAACTATGAACCGTTAAATTGTAGATGGTTAGCTCTAAGTGAGAACGTCCGTTTAAGAAATGCTACTGCCTTTATAGCTATTGGCGAATTATCACTAACTATTCATGATTGGGCTATACGTCTAAATATGGATCCTGCCACATTGATGAGTAGGTATAAAGAATTGGGTGAGAAAAATGTTGTAGATGCGATTAGATACGCATTAGAAACGAGTGATAATAGTTCTTTGTACAAGAGAAAAGAATATGCTAATGGGCAAATAAAATTGAAGTAAATAATAGATAGTAACAAATAAAAGGTGAGAAATCACCCTTTATTTGTTACTATAATTGTTATGTCTCTACCATTGTTATCTAAACATTTACGTGAAATAAGTACAACACGGATAGATGGAGTCTCCCATTTGTAGAAGTCACTTAAACAATCGTCTTTACTTGTTGCAGATGTGTTAGCATCTGATTTAGAAGAAACATCGTTTCCTAAATTCTCGGATAATGAGTTTGTGTATTTATCAATTTTATCTTTTAATTTTAGAAAATCTGCATCTTGTTTGTTCTCTTTTTCGAGATAGTCTAAGATATAAATATAAGCACCATCCTCTTCTTTGGGTGGCACTTTTGAACCGTAAATATCTTTTATAGCAGATTCAATATTATGATTTGTAGAGCATCCACATAGCAGTGCAATGCATAGTATTAGAAATATTATTTTATTCATGCTTTTACTTATTTTCTTGCAAAACTACCAAGAAATTTAATCACACCCAATTATTTCACGACAATCTTTCAAATGTCGTGCTTTTGTAATCTTATAAATAGAAAAATAGACTATGAATTTCTACCTTGCAAATTATTTTATCACAATCAGCTGATTGTGTGTTTTTCGTTGATAAAAAACGTCTATGGAAGCTTGTATCTGTGGTAAATTTATCACGTAAAATAAGAAATAAGAAATCTTTCGTCTATTGTCACGAATTTGATGATAGAAAATTCTAATAAGGTTTGGGTATAACGTAATTTTGAATAATAGATAATTTAAAAATATAAAAAAATGGCTAAGCTCTACTTTCGTATCGGGGCTGATTTTGATAAAGTTATCAAACTCCGTGAAGAAATCGCAAAACTAAAGAACGAGTTAAAGAACATGGACTCAACTCAGACACCTGCTGCTTTTAATACTTTAAATACACAGTTGGTGAAAAATACAAAGGAGATGGATAATCTAATTTCTGAAGCTGCTAGAGCTGGAGCAACAATGGAAAATGATTTCAAAAAGGGTATTTATGATGGTGAAAAAGCTGTTAATTCTCTATCCGAGGAAATCATTAAACAAAAAAATATCATACGTGAGACGCAGAACGATGTTTCAATGCTTGCAGAGCAATATAATAAATTAGGAAAGTATGACCCTAAAAGACATTCTTTATCGGATGAATTAAATCGTGCAAAAGCAGCATTAGGAGAACAAAAGTATGCTCTTGGTGAATTACAATCACAACAGGCTCTTGCGAGATTATCTACCAAAGCTCTAAAGGATGAATACGCTTTGTTTAAGGATGAAAGTAAGGCTGTTATTACTGTTAACGAGGGTGTAGGAGTTTCATTTAAGAAGGCACTCGCTGCTATTGGCGGAATCGCAATGCTGAAACAAGTTGCTTCAAATGTTGTTTCAACTGCTGGAATGTTTCAGAAGTATGAATCTGTATTAACTAATGCTCTGAATGGTAGTTCTGAAAAGGCAAAAGCGTATCTGTCTGATATAAATAGCTTTGCCGCAAAAACAAATTTTCAACTTGATGAATTGACGGATGACTTTATAAAATTTGTCAATCGTGGCGTTACTCCTTCGATGGATGCCATGAAGAAAATGGGAGATTTTACCAATACAGTAGCAAAGCCTTTCGACCAGCTAACAGAGGCGATACTTGATATAAATAACTCGGAGCGTTGGAAAGAGTTCGGTGTTCGTGTCCAAACAGAAGGAAATAAGGTTAAACTCTCATTCCGTGATATGACGGTAGAATGTGACCGAACTGTTGAATCTGTAATGAAGGCTGTTGAACAATTTGGCTCGATGAAAGGTGTTGAAGGTTCTACGGAAGCAATATCGAAGACGATTGAGGGGCAAATGTCAAACTTGGAGGATACGATAACTACTGCTTTAGCGGAAATAGGACTTGCTAATCAGGATTTGATTTCTGGAAGTATATCTGCTGTCGATACTATTGTAAAGAACTATGGTATTATTGGTAAAAGTGTATTGGCTCTTGTGGAAATTTACGGTGTTTATAGAGCTGGGCTTCTGATAAATACTATTGTTGAGCAAGGTTCAGTGAAATCTATATGGGCAAAGATTACTGCAACTAAAGCTGCTACTTTGGCACAAGCCACTTATAACAAAGTTTTAATGATGAACCCTTATGTGTTGGCTGGTGCTGCTGTTGTTTCTTTAGGTATAGCTATGTGGACGTTAGCAGACAATACATCCATTGCTGAAAAGGCACAAGAACGTTTCAACAAGAAACAAGAGGAGGCGGCAAAACAAGAGCAAGAACGTAGACAAAAAATAGAGAGTCTTATCCAAAGCTCTCGTGATATTGCTTTGGCTGATTTGCAGCGTGGGCAAAGTTTGGCAGAATTACGCAAAGAATACCCAAAGATATTTGCCCAGTATGATATTGAAACAATCAAATTGGCTGACATTCTTAAGCTAAAGCAGCAAATAGCAGAAGAAGAGGCAAAGCGTGCAGGAGAAAAACGTGCTAAAGAGTTTTCAGATATTGAATCAGAAATTAAGTATTACGAGAATCTTTTAAAGTCGTTATCCGGGCAACAAGGTGTTGATGGCTATGTAAAGAAATTAAAAGAACTACGTGCAGAACGAGATGTCATGCTGCAAGAAAAAGGGAAAGGTATCTCTGAACAGTTCATTTCCAATCTTAAAGATGTTGATATTAGTGAGTTTGACCGCTACATCTCTGAGTTGGAGAAGCGTATCAGAGGAAAGGGGGAAAATGGAACTGTGAAACTTCGTTTGCCTATTGATATTAAGGGTACTTTGTCTGATGAAGCAATCTATAATGTGAAAGACATAAAAACACTTATAGATACAGCAAAATCAGTCAAGCAAACCCGAATTGATTCAGAGAAGAATAAAACCACCTACAAGCAGGATTATGAGAAAGCGAAGAAAGACTGGGATGATGCTAAGAAGAAACTTTCTGAAATAGAAAAGAATAAATCCAAGTTTACTTCAAAGCTGTATGAAGAAGCTAAGAAACGAGTAGAAACAACTGAAAAAGCCTATAAAAATTTGGGCGGTATTACTGGTAGTTCTTTGACTAAGCAGGAAAAAGCTGCTGAAAAGCAAAAGGAAAATCAGGAAAAGCTGGACGAACAACTTCTTTCACTTCACCGTCAGAACCAACAGGATGAAATCAACCTGATGAGAGAAGGCACGGAAAAGAAGTTGAAACAGATTGACCTTGATTATCAGAAACGGATTGATACGATAAGAAAACAGGAGGAAGAATGGAGCAAAGCCGGTAACGGTAAACTGACCGACAAGCAGGCACAGAAAATTTCAGAAGCTTATACCAATGCCGAAAGTATGAGAGATAAAGATATTTCCGATGTAACTGAAGGACAGCTGAAAGCCGAACAACAGGCTTTGAACGACTACTTGAAAGAATATGGCACGTTCCAGCAGCAGAAATTGGCTATCGCCCAAGAGTATGCGGAAAAAATAAGGAAAGCACAGGAAGAAAACGGTGTTAATAGTGCACAAGTAAAGTTACTGGAGAAACAACGTGATGTTGCCATACAGAACAAGGAAACAGAAGCCATAAAAGCCAATATAGATTGGGTTACTGTGTTCGGTGAGTTTGGTTCCATGTTTTCCGACATGGTAAAGCCTGCCTTGGACGAAGCAAAAAAATATGTACGGACTGACAAGTTCAAGAACTCCGATCAGGCAAGCCAGAAATCATTGATTGACGCCATCAGCCAGATGGAAAAGTCTTTGGGTGGTACAAGTGGAGTCAACTTCAAGAAACTTGGAGAGGATGTAAAAGCCTATCAGACAGCTGAGCAAAACCGCATCTATGCCGTAGAAACCGAAACGGACGCCTTAGAGAAACTTCAAAAGGCGCAAGAGGACTACGCCAAGGCACAAAAGGACGGAACAGAAAGCGAGAAACAAGCCGCTGCAAACGCTCTTGAAACAGCGCAGCAGAATGCAGACATTGCGTCCGCCAACGTAAAGACACAGACAGATATCGCCAATCAGGCCCAGCGTAATGTGACTGATACCGCCACCAGACTGAAAGCAAGCATGGAAAATTTGTTGGGAGGCTTGCAGCAGATTTCATCCGGTGGATTATATAACGCGTATAGCGGAATTATCAAAACCGTGAACGGATTCAAGGATGTCATAGGAAAAACGTCAGAATCTCTTAAGGAGGTCCCCATTGTCGGATGGATTCTGTCCATCATTGACGTACTCAAAGACGGATTGAGTGATCTTGTCGGTGGTCTGCTTGATGCTGTTCTGAACGCGGTCAGTGGAATTATCGGTGATGTCTTGTCAGGGGATTTGTTTGTCACAATCGGCAGGTCATTGAGGGACGGCATAGGAAACATCCTGAACGCGATCTCATTCGGAGGCTTCAACTCCCTGTTTGGAATAGGTGGAAACGCCAAGGAAGTACAGGAAACGATAGACAGGCTGACGAACAGGAATGAAACTTTGCAAACGGCCATCGAGGAGCTGACTGACGAGATGAAGGCAAGCAGGGGAATGAAATCGGTTGAATCTTACAAGGAAGCTGTAAAATATCAGGAGGAAGTCAATAAAAACTATCTGCAAATAGCAAAGGAGCAAGCCGGATATCATAAGAGCCACGGCAGTTGGCAGCATTATCTGAAATGGACGGATGAAATGCTGGAACACGCAAGAAAAGCTACCGGTATGCAGGATTTCTCCGGCACTGATTCCTTGTGGAATCTGACCCCCGAACAGATGAAGGCTCTACGGTCGGACGTATGGTTATGGGATATCATGGAATCTTCCGGTAAGGGAGGTTACGGTGAGCGTGTTACCGACAAGCTGGATGATTATATAGAGCAGGCAGGAAAACTGGAAGAACTGACCGACAGTCTTTATGAGGGCTTGATCGGAATGTCATTCGATTCCATGTATGACAGTTTTGTAAGCAGTCTGATGGATATGGAGAAGAGTGCGGAGGATTTTGCTGATGACATATCCAAATATTTCATGCAAGCGATGCTGTCAAATGCCATCGGTGAACGGTTTAGTGACAAACTGAGGGCATGGTATGATAAATTCGGTGAAGCCATGAAGGATGATGGTACGCTTGACAATAATGAGCGTAAGGAGCTGATGGATGAATACATGGGTTATGTGGACGAAGCCATGAAGCTCCGTGACGAACTTGCCGCAGCAACCGGATATGATAAGATTTCGCAAGAATCAACATCCCAGTCAGCTTCATCCAAAGGTTTTCAGGAAATGAGTCAAGATACTGGCGAAGAGTTGAACGGTAGGTTTACAGCATTGCAGATTGCAGGAGAAGAAATAAAGAATCAGAATATTATTCAATCTCAATCACTTAATCTACTAACAGTAAAAGCAGATGCTCTACTTTCCATAGATACGGAAACAAGAAATATTGCTGATGATACGCGGGATTTGATAGCGCAATCCTATCTTGAATTGGTACAGATTTCAGAAAATACAGGGGCAATCGTCAAACCTATTCAACAGATGCAAAGAGATATAGCAGAAGTTAAAAAGAATACAGCAAAATTATAGTCTATGGATGAATTATTAATTAATGGCGAAAACGCTTATACAACATGGGGTGTGAGAATGGGAGAGGGGTTTCTTGATGCTATTGGGGCATCCGCTCCCATGAAGGATTTTATTGAGAACAAAAGCAGACTTGAACATGGGAAGCGGGTAATAATCAATAATCCGAAAGTCGATGAGAGGGAAATAACACTTTCTTTTACAATTGAAGGAAATTCCCAATCTGATTATCAAGCAAAGAAAAAAGCTTTCTTCGATGAACTTTATAAGGGCAAGGTTGATATTCAAGTCTCGGCTAATAGTAGCGAGATTTATCATCTGGTTTATCTCGGTAAAAGTATCACTTACGCACAGAGTTTAGACCGAACTTTCGGAAAAATTTCAGCCAAGTTCAATGAGCCGAATCCGGCCAACAGAACTTAATTCACGACATTGGTTTTATTGTCGTGTATGTGAGTGCTCAAAATTGGGCACTCTTTTTTTTATCTCCGAACTTTGAAGACATGAAACAAATCGACATCAAAGACATATCCGGTGCTATCCTGCTTACAACTCTGATTAATGAAGGCTGTAAGCGTAAGTTCACTCTGATGAAGGAGGACTACATCACATTAAAGTTCTCCTTGGATAATCCCATATATTTCAAACTTGGCTCATACATGGAGTGTGACTTCGGACTGTTCGAAGTGTGCGATTTGCAGAAGCCCGCATTCAACACCAATACCGCCGGCTACGACTATGAGTTTCAGCTTGATGCCTATTATTGGAAATGGAAAAACAAAATCTTCAAATATACCCCGGAGACGGCCGGACAGGAGGCGTCCTGGAACCTGACTGCCCCGCTTGACGTACAAGCCGGTATAGTCCTGAGAAATTTAAAGGCTCTTGGTTACACATACAAAGGACAGGATTTTGTTTTCTCCATTGACAGTACGGTAGAGAACAAATCACAACTGATGTCTTATGAGAACATCAACATTTTGGATGCCTGTTTCTCCATGGCGAAAAAATGGGATTGCGAGTGCTGGATAACCGAGAATATAATCCATTTCGGGCGTTGTGAGTTTGGCGACGCGGTGGACTTTGAGATCGGGAAAAACGTGCAGGAAATGCCACGATCTGAATCCCGGTCCACCTATGCGACAAGAATCTATGCTTTCGGCTCGACAAAGAACATCCCTTTTAACTACCGTCCGGTTGATGAGACCGTGGTTGTGAACGGTGTGGTGCAGCGCAGGCTGATGTTACCCGAAGGAACCCCGTACATAGACGCTTATCCCAATATGACCACCGAGGAAGCCATTGAACAGGTGGTTATCTTCGATGAAGTCTATCCCCGAAGAACGGGCACCATGTCGGATGTTACTACCATCGAGGTGACGGACAAGGTGGAGAATGAGGACGGCACAACCACTGAGGAAAAATGGAATGCCTACCGTTTCAGGGATACAGGTGTTAACTTTTCCGAGAAATATATCCTCCCCGGTCAGGAGCTGAGGATACGTTTCGCGTCCGGGCTTCTCAACGGTCTGGAGTTCGCCGTGAAGTTCAATCCTGAGGGAAAGCCGGAGAAGCTGGAGGACGGCGGCTGGAATCCCGATGCACAGTTATGGGAGATAGTCAGGAATGAGGACTACGGCAGACCGCTTCCCGGCGATGTGCTCTTTCCCCAGGATGGAGATGAATATGTACTATCCGGCTGGGACAGCACGAAAATAACCGAACTGGGGCTTGTGGGTGCTGCAGAACAGGAACTGAAGGTCAAGACGGAAAAATACGCTTCCAAATCAAAGGTTGACCCGAGTACTTACGACTGCACGATGATGTCCGGTGACGCATACCGCGAGGACGGCATTCATAACCTCTACAGCATTGGTCAAAAGGTCAACCTTATCAACAAAGCCTATTTCGAGAACGGAAGGAAGTCAAGGATTATCGGATTTGAATTCAATCTTGACTATCCCTTTGACTCACCTGTCTATACTGTTGGGGAAACCGCCTCTTATTCTCGTATCGGCGAGCTGGAGGAGAAGGTTGAGAGCCTTACCCTGAAAGGACAGACCTATACGGGCGGTGGTGGCAGCGGCGTGTATGTGATTGGAAGCCACGACTCAACCCCGGCGACAGACCATAACGTGTATTCCGCATTACGCTCGTTGAAAACTTTTCTTTGTAAAGATAAAGAAGATATCGCTAATGAGCTGATCACGTTCCTGAAAGGTTTTTTGGTTGGTAAGAATGGTAGTGGAATTACTGTACTGGAAGATGGTACCTCTCAAGCCGTTGTTGACCGGCTTTATGTGAAGATTAAGGCTGTCTTTGATGAACTTGAAGTGAAAAAGAAAACGCATGTTGGTGGTGAGCAGATCATATCTCCGGCCGGAATGAAGTGTGTCCGTGTGGAGGAACTTGATGAGAGCTATCGCTGCTTTTTTTTGTCGGAAGTCGATGGTATTACAATCAATAACGAATTTACAGTCGGTACATTCGCTTTATCTCAAGAATTTAATATTAAAGAAGGAACATCTCACAATGTATCCAACCGCTACTACTGGCGCGAGGTGACAGGAGTAGGAGCTGACTATATTGACTTGAGCAAAACCAATGCCGACAAGGACAGTGATATTCCGGTTGCCGGTGATGATATTATTGGTTTGGGACACTTGACGGATATCACTCGTCAGGCAGCTATAATCCTTTCTTCTGTTAATGAAACTTCGCCTTCCATTATTTTCTATCAAGGTATCAACTCTTTCTCTCTTGCCGGGAAAGAAGTCATCGGGCTGGGCTTTGACAAGTCCACCGGACACGCCTATATCAATGTGTATGGTGATGCCTATATCGGTGCCAAGGATGAGAGCACTTACATCCGTTATACACAAAAAGGCGGTGTTGATATCAAGGGTATGTTCCATATCGAGCAGGGTTCCACCGGATGGCGTAATATGGAAGGTCTTCCGGATGAGATACAGGCGGCGGCTGATCTGGCCCAAGAGGCTAAGGATGCGATAGACAATGCCGCCGTTGGTAGTGTCAATCTGTTGCGCAATTCTGGATTTACGGGAGATTATGAAACAGAGGACCTGTCTGCCGCTACCGAGCTATCGGCGGATACCGAACTTTTTAGCAAGCAACTGGAATATTGGACGGGAGTGGCTACCGTATCTGCGGACAGTGATGCCGGCTCCGGGTACTCTGCCGCAATCGGTAGTTTGTCCCAGTCCGTATCATTGATTAAAGGAGAAAGTTATGTTATCAGTTATAAAGCAAAGGGTACGTCTGTGTCTGTTTCGTGCGGTTCTTTCAGTGTTTCTCAACCTCTCACATCCTCTTATCAGAGATATACCCATAAGATCACCTTCAATGGCAGTGGTATATTTCTTATCAGTGGTACCGCAACCGTTTGTGACCTTCAGTTAGAGCGTGGAACCATCGCTACTGACTGGAAGCCTTCAATTCTTGACAATGACAAGGCAACAGCCGGTTTCCAGTCAATCAATTATATCGCCAGCGCGATTAAGGATGGTTCTGTGGACATCCTTGGCGGTTTGATATTGGCCAATATGATCCAGTTAGGCAACTACAAGGATGGCAAGATGCAGAAGGTCACCGCCGGAGTTAGCGGCATATACAATGACGATGATGATGTGGCATTTTGGGCAGGTGGCACGTTACAACAGGCTATATTGACCGTGATGAGGTTTCGTAATGATCCTGATTACCGGCCTACGGATGAAGAATGGGCGAATATGGCGAACTTCGTTGCCACTCATGGTGGCGATACGTTCTTGCGTGGCTATATTTATGCCTTGGGTGGTAAGTTCAGAGGTGTGGTTGAAGCCTTGGGCGGATTTTTCCGCGGAAAAGTAGAAACATCTGTTGACGGGAAACGCATTGTCATTGATCCGGATAAAAATACTCTTGAAATGTACACGACTGAAGGACATACCACCTTGATATTAAGGTTCGACACATCATCGGACGGATGGGAATATGGTGATTTGATTTTGCGGAAATATGCAGGGGACCAATTGATACTAGAAACGACTGTATATCCGGAACGTATCAGAATACAGAATTATGTAGAAAATACGGATATCATTCTTAATCCCAATAACGTATCCTTTTATGGTTCTAAAGGCGAAACGCTGTTAGTCGGAATGAAACCGGTATATAATGGAGTGGGTGTGTATAAGCATGTGGCCAATATTGATTGCAGTAATTGGCCGGGGAAAGATGATGTTTCGTCAGGTCAGGTATATGTGGAATATGAGACAGTAGAAGGAGTCGTGACAAACGGGACTTTAAAAGTAAAGAAGTGATATGGAACTGAATAGTATTAACAAGACAGGTACTTGGAGTGAGGCGGCAGACCGTCTTAACAACAACTTTAGTAAGACTTCTACCGAACTAGAAAAGGTCAAGCAGAACGGTATCCGCAACAAGGGATTATTTTCTACTCTTAAATTGCTGGAAGAGGCTGTTCCATCTCCTGTTGTGGGTGACTGGGCTATTGTGGGGGATACCATACCGGGCCCTATATATGAATGCAAGATAAAGGGGAAATGGAGTCCTACAGGCACGACAGGAGGTGGCGGAAGTGTTGACTTGAACGGATACCTGACAGCCGAGGAGATAGACGATGTAACATCAATATTATAAGAGTTATGATAAGAATTAATTATCAGTCCGATTTTAAAATCATAGAGAAGAGCCTGAATGGAGATATAAATACTCCCTTCCGGTTTACTTACCGCACAGTCCTGTCGGGGTGTGTTGTTGCGGAGTTTGACGGGCACGGGTACAAGAACTGCCGCAGGCTTGATGATGGTGGTCTGCTGGTCATTTTTGGCAGGCATGGACTACGTCCCGGTGCTCTGTCGGTCAAACGCGAATACTATCTTTCCGATGCTGATTTTGCCGATGGCATCTGCAATCTTGTATCGGTGGAGAATACAGGTGTTATCCTCGTTGCCGGAAAGACGGATGAGAGCACGGCGGAGATCATTTCCTATCCGGATTATGCCGCATACAATGCGGTGCAGAGCGTCCCTCTGTCAGAGAGGGAGTATGATGATGTACTGAGTGGTTTTGTACCTCCTCTGCCACCGGAAGAGGAAGAATGATTTAATAGTTAAATAAATAGTTACATAAAATAATGATAGCTTAAGTTCCCCCGGAACTTAGGCTAATAACAGGAGATATTATGGTAAAAATGCATAA